CCCCCTAGCGCACGGGCCCCCGCGGGATTTTGTGCCCCAGTCCATGATCACCTGGTTACAGTGATCACTTCTGATTTGTTATTATTACATTGTTGCTCCTGAATGACGGCCATAAACCATCTCGTATGCAACAATGCCTCCGACGGCTTGTGCAGCCTCATTTGACATTCCCCCTATTGAGCAATCAGGGAAGGTGAGATTAAATCTCTCCAGATCGAAACCTTCTGCCATTCCAAGAGGATAGCAGTCAGTAAAAGCGCGGATTATCATTTGTGGAGTAACCACATCTGAATACTTCCTGTACCTTTCATGAAATACCAACTTAATCAGCAATTCTTTCCAGTAACGGTAAACACCGCGCCACGTCCAGGTACGAGACAAATACTCCGGATCTGTCTGGCGACTCTGATTGAGCTTAGATTTAGATGCATTCCCAACAACACCAAATACTTTGCGAATAGTGTTTAGGTAATCAACACCACTAAACCAACCATCGTGAAACACGATATTATCGTCACCGCATATATTACATACGCAGTCCTTGCCCAACTTCTTCGATTTTATCCTACAAAAGTAAGACAGCATCATGTAGTTACAGAGGGTATCAATGATCTGTGTGAACATTGACCCAGACTCCACACCATCATGAACGCGAGTTATGTTTCCGGCCTTATCTGAGACGAGACCTTTATGGATGAAATCATTCACCATAACATCCCAGCGGCGTTCATCATACTCATCTCTGAATTTGAACCATCCTTTAATAACATTAAAGGCATCGCGAATAAACCATCCCGGTAGGCTTTGGTCATACGCCGAATAATCCAGCGAATCCCAACACTTAAATTGCATACGGTTGTTACAAATTGTTTGGAATAACTGCTGAGGTGTTTTACCACCCGCATACCAATCAAAACCCCCGAACACGGCCTGCACCCCGACGGAATAGTGCAATTCAGTCACTATCCTTGGAAGCGATACCATGTTTATTAGACGAGTCTTAAACTTAAAGTCTAAGACGGTGTCTCCATCGTCATTGACCGTCATCTTAACTTCCCCCTTGTCATCGAGAGGAATCGACGCCTGCAATCTAATGCCTATCAGGGTAGGTTCGCCCATTGTACCGTTCTTCACCGATTGAACTTCCAAATCGTAGAGAAGGTCCAACATTTCCTTAGTCACTAAGTCCTTTTTCTTCTGAAGTGTGGTATATGCGGAGAATATACCAGTTGAAGCTCTCGGATTGGACAGGAACTCTCTTACACGCTCGACGGAGTCGAACTTGAGTGAAAATAACACCCAACTAGGTTTTATTGTTGCACTTACCTCCTCCAACATCTCGCGATACTCTCTGCGATAGATGGCGTTCGGCGCGTGCGGTGCGGCAAACCTTTTCACCGCTTTGTCGACCATGGTAATGTCTCTTTTAAAGCCATATCCCATTTTATCCAGCTTTTCGACAATCTGGCGACCTTCTTGTTCAAGGTCTGGTCTAAGGAGATGATGCTCGAAGATAAACTTTGCCATGTGCTTATCTGCACCATGGAATTGTTCCGACTCCGACCAAGCTGACTTAGCCTTGGAGTGGTAGCGCTGGTAGGCAAGATTCTTGGGTAGAATCAAGTTACTATAAGCCCTACGCAGCTCTAATCTCTGCTCGAGAAAAGCAGAGGGTGATTGATTCGCAGTTTCACTCATTCTGAATCTGCCTCCTTTCAGGGCATCAATCATTCTGATGCGCAATATCTTCTGAAAGTCAACCATTTTCTCCGCACCCAAAAGAACTGGGGCGCATCGATGACCAATCTCCGCAAATGGTGTTCATTTAGCTTGTGATAGCCTCAAAGATTTTGTTCCCATAGGACTAGCCTAAGACTTTGGAACTCTGAACTTTATAATGAAA